GTCAGACTATCACGTGTGATAGTTCGGACATGATTGAAGATTACTTCAAGCACGAATTCTTAAAATCTAAACTAGTCAAGAAGAAGTTCCCTAATGCAACCCCTAAAGATATTGAGGGTCCTGTTTGTGGTTATAATGATACTGACTCTGCATTCCTGACATTCCGAGAGGTAATGGACAACATGGGGATCCCTGAGGAGAAATACTTCAAGACTACCCAGCAACTAGCAAACCTATCCGTTCAAAAAATGAACGCCTATGGTAATCACATATCCACGAATATTTTCAACTCAGATAATAACCGTATTGAGTGGGATAATGAGTTGCTAATGCCACGTGCTCTCTTCTTGAAGAAGAAGAAGTATTGCGCACACGTCAAGGTTAAGGACGGGTTTGATGTAGACGAGATTCTTATCAAGGGGTTGGACGCTATTAGATCATCCACCCCTGCCCCTTTTCAAAAGTCAATTAAGAAGACAATTGAATTGGTGATGAAGGGTATGACTGCGGATGAGTTTAAAGAGCATTCTCTTGGAGTATATGATGATTTTATGAGTTGGGACCTTCGACAAATATACCTACCCAAGTCTTGCAATAAACTAGCACACTATGACCAAGCAGGAGGGTTGCAGGGTATAAAGGGCACCCCTGGTCATGTGAATTCTGCTATTGCATTTAATTATTTCTTAAGGGACTATGGGTTGGTCGATGATGAACCTATTAAAGAGGGTGAGAAATTCCGGATGGTTTATTTGAGGAAGCATCATGATTTTCCAATTAAAGCATTAGGATTCCTAACAAAGATCCCTGCTGAATTTGGATTGTCAGTAGAGAACATTGATCGCAGGAAACACTTTGAGTTATGTTATATCCAACCACTTCAACCGATCATTAATGTTGTTGGGTGGAGGATGCCAAACTTCTTTGAGGAAGCGATGGATATGTCAAGTCTGTTTGTCTGATATAAATACTGGTTGACAAGTATTTAACCCCCTATAATGGATTCATTCGAACAAAGATTAGACGAGATTTTTGTGTTAGAAGGAAAATGGAAAGACACTATCCTTCCATCCCTAAAGGGTGGTGCATTAGGTCTTGGGATAGGGTTGTCGGCAGGTCAGGCAGTCCAGCAGAGATTGTCTCCGCCCAAAGCGCCATCCCACCAAGAGGTACCGCAGAAGGTTGATGTTCACCGAGAGTACCCAAAGGTGGTTAAAAAGGAAGAACCTGTTGATTTAAATAAAGAGAAATTTCCCATAAGTGAACAGGAGATAAAGATCGTTGCGTCTACCCTTATCCTCGAAGCAGGCGGTGAAACCGAAAAGGATGCTATGATTGCGATAATGAATGTTATTCACAATCGTGCAGGTAGGGACCCTAAGAGATATGCGGAGGTATGCATGAAACCATTACAATTTTCCTGCCACAATGGAAGAACCCCAGACAATAGCATCAAGAGGGCAGGCACTCATTCTAAATGGGAGGAGGCAATTGGGATAGTTGAAAAATCACTGCGTGGTGAGATAAATGATGTAACAGGCGGTGCAGATCATTACCATGTATTTCAAGGTCCATCAGAGTGCAAACCAAGTTGGACACATCCCACTTTAGGGGGAAAGACCCATATAGACGGTAGACAACGAGCAGTTTCGATTACCAAATACATTGGTGATCATGTATTCTTAAAAGATGTGAATAAAACTATTGCCAAACCTAGATAAGGGTTAAAATTTCCTCGAAACACTTTGAGGTAAATATGCATTTTATTACTGTTCGAGAAAAAACCGATGATGGGTTATTACAATTTGACCTTTATTCTAGGTTAAACGAAGATCGAATCATTTTTTTAGATCAAGATTTTAATGATCAGACGGCATCTGCCACGATCATGCAACTCCAGACCCTCTCTAGCAAGAACCAAGAAGAGGACATTACGATGTGGATCAATTCTCCTGGTGGTAGTTGTACCGCAGGTTTAGCGATTTACGACACTATGCAAATGATCCCGAATGACATCAAAACTGTTGTTCTCGGCGAAGCATGCAGTATGGGAGCATTCATGCTCTCAGCAGGGACTAAAGGTAAGCGATTCGCTACTGATAACTCTTGGGTTATGATTCACATGGTATCATCTGGTGCCCGTGGCACGGTTGCTGACATGGAAATTACCATGAAGCAGTCAATGGATATTGACCGTAAGTTGGCAGAGCAAATGGCAGTTCACTGTGGAAAAACCTACGAGGAGATCAAGGAAGCGACCTTGCGTGATAAGTGGTTGACCCCAAAAGAGGCATTAGAGTTTGGGTTGGTCGATGAGATCATCAAACCCCTATCTGGGAAGTGGGAAACCTACAAAAAACCCAGAGCAAAGAAACCTGCAACAAAGAGGAAAACTTCTAAGAAATAATCGCATATAAATATATGTGATGGGTTTTAAGGATTACACTGTACAGGAACCAATCTTCCCTGTTGAGATCTTCAAGGGAGATGTTTTCTTAGAGACGAAGTTTTCTCAACTCCTTAGCAATACCGATGAAGAGAGGTTGCGCAAGGCGGAAGACGAGGTTAGAAAGAATCCCCCTAGTGCCTTCGATTTTGTAGATGGGAGCGAGAAGTTGGAATACAACTTCAAATCGTACCCTTCAGTAGAAATGAAGAGGCACAAGGGGTACATCATCCATACCGAGGGCGAGATCCATAAAATGTACTGTGACTGCAAGGATTTCTACTATCGGTTATGGGCACCCCTTGTAGAGGCAGGGTTATCCTCGTACTCATTATCATCCAAATATCTCACCGCAGATGCACGCTCACACACGCAGGCGTGGACACAAACAACGAACCCAGACGGCGACCTGTTTGTATGTAAGCATCTTGCGGCGATGCGACAATATTTGTAATTAGATCCCGCAATCTTATAATGGGACTATGGAAAAAATCTATAGTTGTACAGTTGAACCCTCTGTCATTAAAAGGGCGCAATTTGATGCGGATGCTTATCATGAGCAGAACGCTAAGAAGTATGCACAGAGAAATCAGTTTAATGCCAAGAAGATTAATCAAGACATGGCGACTGGTCTTTCTTTTGAACTAGGGAGTGCTTATCCCTATCTATGTGAAAATTTTGGTGAAGACTTAGTTGAAGAACCTTATGTTTATGATGGAACGAATGAGATGAAGGAAGACTTTAAGCACGACCCTGACATTGTTGTCCACGGTGGTCTTAAGTTTCATTGTAAAAGCATCTCGCCTTACACCGCTAAGACATTCGGGTACGGGTGGTTATTCCAAAAAAACTACCTAGAAAGGAATGATAAGAAACTAAGGGAAAGCGACACCGACTATGTTGTCTTCGGTACGATGGATATCGATACGGGCGCATCAGAGATATTGATTGTGCAACAGTTCAAGGTTTTATTTGAGAACAACATGTTTGAGATCCCCGTTAAGAGGGGACTACGAGATGGGAAGCGTGTAATCAAATATTCCAAATTCATAGAAAAAGATATACCCAAACAGATTGAAATAAAAAATATACTAGATACAATGACCGAAACAAAGGAGGTTTTATGATTTTTTCACGTTCAGGTAATTTGCCATTTCCAATTCTTCAATTCCTACAAGATCAGGGTGAAGACAAGACTATTCGTAGGTATTCCCTAAATTGGGGACCAGTTGAGCATTCTGCTGAAAACAGTTTCAAGCGTTTTCTGGTAAACAACAAACAGGAGCAAGATGTCGGAACATTCCTTCCTACACTTCCCGAACCATACGATACCAATATTAAAAACATTGTATTTGCAATCCCAGCACAGGTAGAGCGAGAGATTCGATATTTCTCACGAACCGCAAAAGAGGTATGGGAAGAAGAGAGATCATTGACCCCAGAACTAAATGATATGTCGCTAGAGGTTGCATTGACATCTGCTAATGTAGCACTGAATATCCTTTGTAGTTTCATGGAGAATGCTACCGACAAAGCAGATTTGCTAGTTAATGCGCACGGAGTAATGTATAAGTTCTGGAACGGGCAAGTAAACAGTCAGATGGTTAAACGCCAAGCAGGATTCGCCGCTCTACAAGAGAGGATCAATAACGACGGGGTACCCACCGAGGACAAAAAGAAATTCTTGGAGTTCTCTGAGGCAATCAACTTATATGAGAAGGCACGTCAGGATCTTTTTAAGACTTTTGTGAAACCTGAGGAAAACGCAGGATCACCAGAAGGACCCTTGCCTAATCCGTCAGCAACCCAAGGGATGACGGATGAAGGCGGTGAAGGATAATGGCGAATAAAAAGGACGAATACGGTGACATTCTCGCATCAGCGGCAAAAAAATACGGCGGAGACGCAGGGGTATACGGTGGTAGATTGGATTCGACCGCATTCGGTGAGATCGATGAGTATATTGATACTGGTAGTTATGCCCTTAATCGCCTTATTACTGGCAGTATCTACGACGGCATCCCTTGTGGTAAAGTTGTTGGTTTTGCTGGGGAACCTAGTACTGGGAAGTCTTACATATGTGGCAGGATTATTAAGAATGCCCAAAAGATGGACTACATAACCCTTTACTTCGATACAGAAGCAACTGACCTAAAAGACACCCTAGGGAATATCGGGGTAGACTTATCTAAGGTATATTCATTCCCTGTAGACGGGATGGAGCAGTTTAGAAACTTTGCGGTTAACGGGAGTAAGGAATTACTTGCAAAGAACCCAAAGCAAAAAATCCTGATTGTCTTGGACAGTTATGCTAATCTCTCTAGTGCGAAAGAACTGCGTGACGTTGCAGATGGTAAGGAAGCCGGGGACATGGGTCAACGTGCCAAGACGGGCAAGGCGATGTTTCGTGAGATGACTAGGTTCTGTGGGAAAATGAAGATACCATTCATTTACACGAACCACGTGTATGAGAAACCTGCGATGAATCCGATGTCTGCACCAACGAAAGTACAATCAGGCGGGTTACAACCTACCTACATGTCTTCAGCGGTGATATTCATGCACAAGCGTAAGGATAGGGATAAGGCGAGTAAGAAGTTACTTGGTAACACCCTGGTATGTAAGTCAGAAAAGAATCGTCTTTGTCCAGAAGGTGAGCAGGTTGAGATGTACCTATCATTTGCTAATGGTCCTAACAAATATCACGGGATCATGGAGGACTGTTCCGAGGCGGGTTTGATTGACACAAGCACTAAGGGGTATTATAACGTGATACACTTGGAAAAAAAACTCAGACTGAAAGAACTAATGACTACCTACAAGAAAGAGGTTTTTACGCCAGAGTTTTTGGATAAATTGGATGAATACTGTAGACAAAAATATGCGTTCGTTAAAATCTTCGATGAAGATGCAGAAGCAGACGATATTGTAGAGGATGATGACGAAAACTAAATGTCAGACGTTAACGAAAAATGGTATGAAACCGAAAAGTTTATTATTAAGGGGTTGTTGGAGGACGAGGCGTATTTCCGAAAGGTTGTTACGAATCTCAAGAAGGAATATTTTTCTTCGTCCTCCGCAACTATCCTGAAGGTAGTCAAGAAGTACTACGAAAAGTATAGCAAGATCCCTTCTTACTCTGTTGTCAAAAAGATCGTTCAAAATGCAAGTGACAACGAGAAGCAGATAAAAATGGTCAACCGTCTCTTGCAGGAATGCAAGGACAAAGACTTTAGTCCTATAAAAGAAGAAGAGTGGTTGTTTGAATCGACCAAGGACTACGTTAAAGAAAAGTCGATGTACAATTTTGTTACTGAGTGTGCCGAGAACGTGTACTCTGAGGAACAGAACATGGATATGGAGACATTGTCTAAGCGTATGCAGGACATCGTTTCTATTAGTTGGGACGAAGACTTAGGAGTGTTCTATTCCGACATGATGACCTTTGATAGTATTTATGATACATTGGAGGACATGAATCAACGTATCCCACTAGGCATACCAAAACTAGATGATGCGATAGGCGGTGGGATCATCAATAAGAGTCTTAATGTTATTGCAGGTACGGCAGGTACTGGTAAAACAATGATTATGGGTAACGTTGCTTGTAATGCGATTAAGGCAGGAAAGAACGTAATCTATATATCCTTCGAGATCACAAAGGAGCATATCCACCAAAGGTTCACCTCTACATTCACTAATTTAAGTATGCAAAAATTGGTGGATATGCGTGAGGAAGTGAAGGATAGGATCCGAACAGCATATGAAGAGAAGAAGATCGGCGAGTTTGTAATTGCTGAGTTTCCTCCGTCAAGTGTTACAGCACTACAACTGGACAACTATTTAAATGAGTTGAAATTGAAGAGGAACTTTTCCCCTGACCTGATCGTTGTTGACTACCTTGGGATCATGAAACCTATTGATAAGAATGCGACCTCTAATTATGATAAAGGTAAGGAAGTATCTGAGAACCTTCGATGGTTAGGGTATCGACACGAATGTCCTGTTATTACTGGTTCCCAGAATAATCGCTCTGCTATTGGAGAGATGGATGTTGGTATGGAATCACTATCTGACTCATTCGGTATCGGTATGACCGCAGACCTTATCATCAGTATTACGAAACCAGAGACACTGGACGAACAAAGTCAACTAAGATTTAAGATCACAAAGTCTAGGATGTGTAAAGAAGGACAATTTGTGATAATAGATGTTGACTATGATAAGATGACGTTAAAATGCGAACATGGTGGATTTGAATCAGAAGCAGAAGAAGAGACGAAGGAAACCGTTAAGGCAATACGTGAACGCAAGAAGCGAAACCGTGAGCAGGGCAATCCAGATGAACTCAACAATGATGGTATTATAGTATGAAAGAAGAAGACATCTTTAAGAGCATGTTCAAGTTGAACGGGAGCAGTGAACTTATCGATCATATCGAAAGTATCATTGATGCGGATGACATGACGGTCTCTGAGGAAAATACCCCCGTTAAACTGAGAAAGAAATATCGTAGAGAGATCAATGAGTTGTTTAGTCTCAAGTCTACAGCATGCCAAGATCTTTTTAGTCTAGCATTCCTCATTATTAATGAGTTTAATATTAACCCCGAGAGTTTTTTCATGTGCCTCAGTAATGAGAACAGGACTAAACTCAGGAACTATGCAAACAATAATTTTGACACCTCTTACCACATTAAGAAGGAAAAATTGAAGAAAATAGAAAAGAAAATAAAGAAGGGCAAGAAGGTCGATGGTGATGCGATCAACATGCGGGAACTTTTCCTTTAATGTACTATCGAACTATGAGCGAAGATTCAATGTTAAGATTCTATCATGAGTATCTGATAGGATTAGCGTTTGTTAGCGGTAGACCGTTTAAGTTACCCAAGTCAACAAACAATCTAAAGAAGAACAATCCTGGTGAAGGGAAAATGCTTCATGCACTTGTCAAGACATTGGCAAAGAACGAGATCACACAGAAAAGGACCTTTAATAAGTTCATCAATGTGTGTACTGTACTATATGACGAGAATAGTTTTCACTTCAGAACATTCTTGGATGACTTTGATAAGATCATGATCAAGTTTAAAAATTATGAGCAGATGTTCAAAGAGGAAGGGAATGCTATTGAAAAGAGTTTCTCTGAAATCGAAGAATACTGCATTATAAACAACATTACAGAGGCGCAGGACCTGATGACTGGACACCCGCCCCCTATAGTAAAACTTTGGAAACAGAAAAAAGTTGATGATTATTCATTTGCTTTTGTTTTTGAGGTGGCTACAATACAGAAACAAAGATGGGCGAAAATATATCTAGGACGATACAACTCTGCCAAGCAGAGAAAATTGAAACAGTTTATATTTGACAGCGACCATCTTAATAGTATAATGAAACATAGTGTCGCCAAGTTTAACCGTTTGTTTAAAGGAGTAGGATATGGCAAAAAAGAGTAGATTTACTGGGTTCAAGAAGAAGGCATCTTCGATTGTTGATAGCATGAAGAAGACGACTTCCTCTGGTGAAGGAGGTTACAAAACCGAATTCTGGAGACCGGGATTAGAAAAGGATCAGGACAGCGGTGAGTTCATCGTTCGTTTCCTGCCTAACAATAACGAAGAAGCGGACGATGACATCCACTTCGTTAGTAGACCAACACACATGATTAAGTTCCAGTCAAGTGGAAACTTCGTGTCTGAACCTTGCCCTAAGCGTAATGGCAAAGCGGATTCATGCCCAATCTGTGAGGTTGTTAATCCTCTATTCAAAGGTAGCGATGCCGAGAAGAAGGTAGCACTTGATCAGTATGCTAAGGCACGCTTTTTCAGTAATGTATATGTCGTCAAGGACCCTCGTAATGAGGGTGAGAATGAAGGCAAAATCATGATGTACGAGTATGGCAAAACTATTTATGAGTTGTGCCTAAAGTCCATGCAAGTAGATGAGGATGATGACGTGTCGGAAGATGACATTGTGATCTACTACGATCCACTCGAAGGTGCAGATTTCAAGATCTCCATCAAGCGTGTAGCGGGGTATCCTAACTACGATGATTCGAAATTTATCCGATCAGGAAAACCACTGCGTCTTGCAAATGGTAATGACCTTGATGAGGATACTATCGATGACTTCATGGACGGTACATTGGAAGAGGGTGTCAATGGCGCCTTCAATCTCCAAGAGAAGTTGCTCAACGATGATTTATTCAAGTCATATGGCGATCTCAATAAGATTTATGAGAACCAAGGTTATCCTAAGAAGGGACAAGAAAGTTCTGACGATGATGACGATGACGATGATGACGAAGAGGAGGTCGTAAAGAAATTCGAGACCTCTAAGAAAAAGAGTGTCCAAGAGCGTAGCCCAAAAAAGGTTAAAGCAGACAAGGACGTTGACGATGAAGACTACGAGATGGACAAAGATGACGATGACGATCTCGCAGATGAAGAGTATGCAGAACTCTTCGACGACGACGACGAGTAAGGGGGTATAGATTGAAATCTATTCTCAAAAGCAAGGAGTCGCTCCAGTCTTTGGTGGAACCTATTGAATCCGCATCAAAGATCTTCAACGCTCTCAAACTCCCAACATCGTTTATTCAGGAGTTTGACGACGACGGAATCTATGTCGGTAATTCAGACGAGGACAACACTGTCCTCGTCTCTTACCGGATCAACGTAGAGTCTGTGTTCACCGATTACGAGGTAATTAAGGATAAGATCGGTATCTGGGACACAACCCAGTTCACCAAGATTTTCAAGAAGTACCTCAAATTGTATGACGACGACAACGACATCCAAATCGACTTCCAGGACAATAAGTATATCATTAGTTCTGGTAGTGAGGAAGATGTTTTCCACACAGCATCAACGAAGCAAATCCGTCAAGGGAGTAGGGGTATTGATACCTCTAAGTTAACCGAGACTTGTTGCTTTGATCTTGAGGGAACCGATTTGGTCAGGATCCTCTCTAACATTGATGTGTACACTGAGCAAGGCACTGTTACTTTCACCGGAAGTTCCGAGGACGGTCGCATCCTAACCAAGGTACATTCTCCGGATGTTCCAAATCAGAACTCTGGTTCCTCTACAGTGGAAGACGCTAATGTGGAATCTGACTTCTCTATGGACTTCGGTAAGATCAAGATCAAGAGTGTGCTAGAGACGAACGACAAGTTTAAGATTCGTCTTTACTCTCTCCGTGGGAAACCAACAATACTTCACTTTTATTATGACAAAGGTGGGTACGACATGAATTATTACATTTCACCAAACATTCCAAAGAAGAAGTGATTAATGGAAATTGATGAGTTAGAGGAGACAGTAAATAATACTCTTCTAGTTGAGAAGTATCGTCCGGCAAGACTAGAAGATGTCTTGTTGGGCGATACTATGATGCTCCAGAAGTTTGAGGAGTATCTAGAGGATAAGGACATACCTAACCTCTTGTTCGCAAGTAAAAGTCCAGGAACGGGAAAATCAACAGTTGCCCGTATCTTAGCAAAGGGTGTTTCTCGTACCGTTCTTTATTTGAACGCATCGCTCAACCGTGGGATCGATACTATTCGGACTAGGGTGGAGGATTTCTGTGTCACAATGTCGATGGACGGCGGGTCTAAGATTGTGCTGTTCGAAGAGTTTGACAACATCACGTATGACGCCCAAAAAGCACTCCTAGACCTAATGGAGCAATACAGTGAGGATGTTAGGTTCATACTGACGTGTAACCACATAAACAAGGTAATTGACCCTATCGTGAGTCGTTGCCAAACGTTTATGTTCGGTGACATTGATCATATTAAAACAGCAAAGAGATTGTTCCAAATTTTGAGCAAAGAAGGTATCGAGTTCGACAAAAAGAATGTTGCGAGTATTATTAAACATCACAAGAGTGATATTCGTAGCATGCTCCAATCCATACAGAAGTTTACAGTTAAGCAAAATGATGGGAAGGTACTATCGTCGTTTAATACCGGAGAGGATGTGTTCAGGGAGTTGCTTGAATGCATCAAGAAGAGGGACATGGCGCATGTTAGGATCCTTGTCGGTGAGAATAATATCGACGGTGATGATGCTATCAGATATATTTTTAAAAACATTAAGACGCTTTCGAAGACAAAATGGCCTGACATATGTTATGAACTATGCGAAGGTCAGTATCGGATGAAGATTGGCGTGGATAAAGATATTGGTTTGATTTCAACAATATACTCTATTATACAAATGATATGACAGATATTCGCAAGGATGTAGAGAAAGCATTTTCTCACGAAGATCAAATAAAGATTCATGATGAACTGGATAAAATTCCCGAAGGGATAGTCTACGGGAAAAAGATTCGGAAGAATGGTCTAACGGTAACCTATAATTATTCTGAGAAGCAACGTGCTATATTAGATGTAATGCATGGGTTGGACATAGAGAAAAACACTGAGAAGTATTTACGTGAAAGTTTTGACCTAGAAGATTATGACGACGAAGAAACCGACACGTAAGGGTCTACCAAAAAAGAAAAAGGTCTCCAACGGGACCACCATATTTGATTTCTTAAACGACATCACGTATGGCAAGAAAAATATCTTGTCCCCTGAGAATGAGCATCTTTACAGTCCGTTCATGATATTGAGGTTTCTCTCGACCTCACAGGGTCTGTTGGAGTTCTGTGACTTTATGAACAAGCATCTACGACACATGGATAAATATCAATTCCATGAAACCGCTATTTACTTGTGCCCTATTGAAGCAAAATTCTTTTTAAATGGAAAGAAGGTAAAATACACCCCGAGGATAGATGAGGTTACTGATGACCTTGAATGGATAGAGAAACAATTTAGGGTGTCGCAATCAAAGGCATATGGTTACTACCTGACGCTGAATAAAAAAGATCGTAAAGAACTTATTACAAATATAAAACTCCTTTACGGGATAGAAAGTTAAGTCCTTTTTATAAATATGAGAGAAGATCGTGTTTATTAAAAGGATGATAAATGGAAGACGTAAGGTTAGGTGTTGAGGTGGAACTCCTCGGAAATTTTTCCGTAATAAAAGAGACACTAGAACGAATAGGTATTAATGCAAGAGAGAAGAAGAAGTTCTATCCGTCTTGTTATCTTGTAGAGGACGAAGGAGAGTATCGTATCTATCATTTTAAAGAGTTATTTCTAAAAGATGGTAACGATTCGAGTTATGTAGAGAAAGACAGGTTCCGTAGAAATACAATTTGTTTTCTTTTACAGAAATGGGGATTGATAAAGGTGAAGGACCCCGCTGGGGATGATGCAAAAGAGATTTTGGTAGAGAAGGTAGATATCCTCCCTCATAAAGATAAGGGAATGTATCGTATCTGTCATAAGTATTTGTTTAAAAGGAGTGTATTATGATGTGGTTTGGTGTTCTGAGTGTGTATGCACTGGTTCATATATTTGCGGTTAAGGATTTTCTTTATGCCCATACAGGATTGTGTGAGTTGGCAACTAGATTACCAATCCGTATATCTAAGGTCTTAATGTCGTTACTGAACTGCCAGTTATGCATGGGGTTTTGGTTGGGTTTAATTCTATGCGGCATCGTTACCCTCAATGCATCACTATCCGTGGTCTTTGGATTAGCATGTTATGGGTTTATCGCTATTGCATCTAGGATCACAGGGGATACAATAGATTAATGGCAAAGAATTTTGAGATACCAGAACATCTAGCGGTATCATTCTTTCAGACCTATGTTGGCGGTACCCCTGCCTCTGGTCAATATGTTGCTCGTTGCCCAGTATGCGGAGACTCCGCACGTAGGCGTGACATAAAAAGGATGTATCTTCTGGATAAGCAGGGTTGGTATGTGTATTGCCATAACTGTGCATATTCTAGTTCAATGTATTTCTTTGTCCGTGATTTCTACCCAGAGCATTTCGACAGGTTTAGATCGGAATGTATAAGTTATAACGTACTTCTGAACCCCTTGAATGGTCCTAAGAAGAAGGCAGAGAGTGACGAGGATAAATTCAAGAGGTTGGTTCAGAAGCGTAGAAAGAAAAAGAAGAAGGTTGGTGCTGAAGGTGAAGGTACCCCAGTTGAAAAATATCTGAAGAAATTTGCCGTACCGCTAAAAAGGGATCAGGGTGTAAGTTTTCAGGGTAAGATTAATAGACAAAGAAAGTATTTCCTAGAACGTGGGATAGATCCAGCAGTAGTGGACTCTCTTTACTATAGTCATGGTGATCGGTATAAGGATCGTGTGATTATACCGTTCTTCGATAAGGACAAGAGGATATTTTATTTTCAGGCACGATCTACTATGGACCATCAGACCCCAAAGTATTTAAACTGGCGGGACAAAGACGAGGAAGAGTCCGAGAGCAAACCGGAGTACAACGAACACCATGTCGATAAGAAAAAGGATGTTTACATTGTAGAGGGTCTTCTGGACTCTTTATTTGTAGATAATGCAATATCGACACTGGGCGTATCGATGAGCAGTGAGAAGATTGATTACTATTGTGATAAGTATCCGAATAGAATATTTTGTATGGACAATGATGAGTCCGGTTGGAAGAAGACTAGACAATTATTAAAGGACAACTTTAAGTGCTTAATATTCCCCGCAAAATATAAGGAGATTAAAGATCTTAATGATCTTGCTATTATGTTAGAGACCCGTGATCTAACAGAGTTTGTAGAACAAAATTCATTCCAAGGGATCCTTGGGGTAGCAAAAATGAAGCAGTACGGTATAATTATTAAAGAAGATTTTAAAAAGAAAAAATTTGGAGGTAAACATGACATACTTGCTAAGATCAAGAGCATCCGGAGAGATTAACGAGGTAGAGTCCTCGGAGATTACCGAGGAGTCATTTACTGAGTTCGAGGTGTACCACTCAACCCCGATGTCGAAAGAGCATTTTGAGGAAGAGATGAAGAAATTCCAGATCATGGATTTACAAATGCAACAGCAGATCCTTCAGCAGAAACTTCAAGAGTTGATGACGCAAGGCACACCTGCGCCCGTAGGTGACCCAAGTGTTGCAACGCCATCGGCAGGTCCTGCCTTTCCGCCATTAAATAACCAGATAGCACCCGTTGCTCCAGTGGCCAATAAGATGACTACTGCCGAAGGGACGACCGCATCTACTAGTTCAGTGAGCATGCTGGAGAGCAAGGTCCCTCAGGTCATTAACCCAAAAACAAATAAACCATACACGCAAGCAGAGCGTGATGAACTTTTCGTTAAGTTCAGTGAGGATATGGAACGAACGTCCGAAGAGATAATTTTCTGCGAGAACAACGGGGACCATTTTGTGGCGGTAGTTGCATCTAAACACCCAGGATTTCCAAAGAATGTAGGTGGCATCCCTATCGTTCAAATGACGGAAGAAGAACACATGCAAATGCGGTAACCCCAAATTAAGAGCAGATTTCTTATAAATACTAGAGTTATGTCTGCTGAATTTGGATTAAATCTCAATCGAGCGCACCCGGATAAGTTTTCCCTTGTGCTCCCAAATATCCCCTCGTCTGAACTCCTGAGTGATGAAGAGACGCAGGAGGGTAGGTATAAGGATCTTATTACTGATCAGAACTATTTCATGCTGAGTCTTCAGGGCGTGGAGTTGCCTGGATTGTCGATGGGTGACTTGAAGGTGCCAACGATGCTCTCCCCTATTGCTCATGTGGATATGGTTTACAACTATGACCCGATCACAACCGAAATAAGGGTTGATAAGGACTTCTTAGTTTACAAACTGATGATATTATGGATGCACCTCATTAAAAACCCCGAAGAATTCAATCAATTCAAAGCGGATGAAACTTTCAGACGTACTACAACAACAGGTACGATAATGTTAAGAGAGAACTTAAGAGATGATCTGGGTAAAGAGTTTGAACCCGTGATGAGTTTTGATTTTTATGATTTTAGACCGATTTCTGTTGGTGCCATCCCACTTAGTTATTCTAATCCCGGCGATGAGATAACCCTGACGGTAAATTGGACATATTCTTATTTTATGCCGAGAAAGCATAATGGTGACCCTTATAGTGTTAAGTTGGAGACATAAATATGGAAGAAGCGAAGAAAACTGGATGGATTTGCCCTAAGTGCGAAGAAGCAGTTGCGCCCTCAGAGAGAACGTGCCCAAAATGTGGGAAGGAAAACGTTCGAGAGTCTGCGGGCGATGAGCGTGACGTTCTATTCGGATAGTCGTGTATAGTAACTTAAGTCTCAATACGGGGACTAGTTTTAACTTTCCGATGAGGAGGGTGATACAGTCGGGTTCTAGGTTAGGCATTAAGGGTAGGGGCAGAGATGACCTTATCTTTGGGAATGTCTACACAGGGGAGTATTTTAAACCTCTAGGCAAGACTGGTGATGTATTGGAAGAACTTAACTTTTTACCATTGCATGATTATAGACCCCTGTTTATTTTTCTAGGGTGGTACGGTACGGCAACTAGACCTAAGAATGGTTCTTATGCGAGTAGGCGTCCCCCAGCGGGACCAACTGCTCTTGGGTTGAACTTACACTTTACTATGCCCCTTTCGTATGATGACGACGAACCACTCCGTGAACCTGGCGGTTCGGATAGCGACATATATTTGCCTTTTGGGGAGGACGAGAGTGATCCTGTAGGCACAAGGGAGATCGCTATTACTATCGTAAATGTAATTAAGCAGAAGTTAGGTCTTGCTATAGGTGAGGACATGAGGGATAATATCTTCCAAGAACAAGGCGTGGATATCGATGAGGCGGAATCTAAGTACTTACAATTAACCAGTGAGGAAGCGATGCAGTTACAGAAAATAGTATCAACGTCGGTTATGTCCAAACAGGGATTAGATTGGGGTGCGATCACAGCAATAAACAACAGATACTTTAGGATGTTTAAGGTGATCATGAGAAGATATAGTTTAAAGAGACTGACCTCATATACTGATATTGACCATTTCGCTCCTAAGCAAAAGAAAGATATTTTACTTGGCGATGGGTTTATACGACTAGCAGGTGGTGGAAAATGGAATCAGAGTGATATCGCCATCACCCTAAGGACAGCATTACAGCAAGCAAGCAACAGCAAGGCATCTGAGAGAAATTCTTGGAGAAAAGCATTGAATAACGTAATACAAGAAAGGCGAAAACGGTACAAGGGTTCTAGATGAATCATCGTCGCTATAAACGATGGAGAAATGATGTTAGTTTGTTAATATCGGAAGACTCATATAATATGAACAATGTTCATAAATTCGTTATGGGGTGCTTTAAGTTTAAGAAGGTCGATAGGATTGTTTTTAAACACGGGATGTACAAACGTTACGGGTTATACGGCACAATGATCACTGAGGATGAAAGCACAATCCTGCTAGATGGTGATCAACCGATTGAGCAAAAATTCATTACATGTTTACATGAGATCTTTCATGTATATTTTCATGATTATGAGAATTGGGATGATAAATACTATGACGTTGTTGAGAAGAGGGCAGAGGTATCTGCGATGAACATGTTAGTATGGTACTATAAGCATACTAGGTGTTTCAACCTATTTAAAAAAGCATTGCTCTTGGTACCTACCGAAGAGTTAACAAAAGAAGACATACTTACTATAAAGGAATCACATGAGTAAGAATTTTGTGTTAGATACAAATGTATTATTGACGGATCCAAAGTGTATCACTGAAGGATTTGACGAAAATAATTTGGTAATACCTCTCGCTGTAATTGAAGAGGTGGACAATATAAAAAAGGAATCCCAGAACAGGGGTTACCAAGCAAGAGAGGTGTTCAGGATTCTGGATAATCTTATCTTCCAAAGCAAGGATAAGAATGTTCGTCGTGGTATCTCTAGGAACGATTTAGGTGGTATCCTCAGGATTGTATCCATGAATGAGGACGACGTTAAGGAACTGAATGACTTCAATTTTGCTATGGATAAGAAGGACGACTTGATCGTTCTTACTGCGCTGAAGTGTGTTAAGGAGATGGAAGGGAAGACTGTGTTCGTGTCTAACGACACTAACGCTAGGTTAAAGGCAATTATCCATGACCTCCCTACCGAGATATACAAGAACTCTGCTATCCCTAGAGAGGCGGTAGAATACAATGGGTACAGGACCCTAAACCTACCACTGTCCTTTTTTGGAACAGAGGTCGAGGGTAAATTTGAACAAAGGGAGCATCAGGATGTGTTGTATCTAGATGATGTTGGACTATCGGAAGATGATATCGCTCCGAATGAGTTTATACTCATCGAGGTAGACCAAGAAGAACTGTCCGATGAGTTAACCAACAGGGACCTGAAGAAGTTAAAGAAGGTTTACAGGTACATGGACGGTGTCCTTATGTACAGGGATTTAAAGTTTAAGAATCTATTTGGCAGTATCACTGGGAGGAATCTAGAACAGTCTGTTGGTATGGATATCCTAATGAGTGAGGAGATAAAGGTAGTAACCCTATCCTCGCCTGCGGGTACAGGGAAAACCTTCCTCAGTATGGCATGCGCAATGACTAAACTATTGGAGAAGGGGAGTCAGTACGAAAAGATAATCCTTGTTAAACCAGTAGTTTCCGTTGCTAATGACATGGGTTATCTACCCGGAGATGTTAGTTCTAAATTGGAACCATTCATGAAATCATATATCGACAACTTTGAGACACTGAGGAAGTCGCATCATGAAGGTTACAAGGAAACAACCAAATCTTTTGAGGATATGGTTGAGGATGGTAAGATCGAGGTCGAGGCAATATCGTATATCCGAGGTCGGTCCTTTAATGACTGTATCATCATCGTTGATGAGATGCAGAACGTAGGAAGTGATGTAGTTAAGACTATCCTATCTAGGGTAGGGCAGAACACCCTTATTATTTGTAGTGGTGACCCATCACAGATCGATGTTAGTTATTTGAGTAAGAACAATAATGGGTTAGCGCACCTGATTAGGAAGTTCAGGGGTCAAGAGTTTTACGGGCATATCTCATTTGTTAAATGCGAGAGATCGGAGGTCAGTGCCGCCGCAGCAGAACTTTTGTAATTATTTTTGTTGCCGTATAATTAGTGGTATGAAGAAGATTATTAACGTATACTGTATCACGTATGGTCCTCACCGACTAGACTCTGAGAAGATGGTTATCAACCGACTAGCAGAGGTGGTAGATAAGGTAGATGCGGAGAAGTTCGACATTCAGGTACATATATGCGATAACAACAGTCCCCTTGAGTTCAAGAAGTGGTTATTAGATACCTATGATAAGAAGTTTAAGTTGTTCTTGTCTAATGAGAATATCGGTAAGGCGAGAATCGTTAATCATGTACACAAAAGCGCACGGAAGTGTGACTATGTGTGTTCGATGGACTCGGATATGATGATCAAGAACGAGGACTTTTTTGACCACATGACCTATGGTTTGGATAATTTTGATGGCAAGATCGGGTTAGTGTGTGCGGAGCAAGATAAGGGGAGCATACATAAGAGGTCAATGCTAACAACTAAGTTAGAGAACGCTGGACACACGTACATGTGCTCCCCTATAGGAGGGACTGCTGGTAGTTGTTTGATGATCAAAAATGATACGTGGAAAGCGGTTGGTGGTTATGCGGAGTTTGACAATATATTCGGCGGTAACGATGGGTGGGTTGTTGCTCAAGTAACTAAACGACTGAAGAAGTTAACTGCGCTGTCCGTAGAGGGCGTATGTGACCATATAGGGGAGCATACTCAACAGTATCATAGTTGGAAGGTGCATCAGGCAACCACGCTGAAAGCATCTGGTCAGTTTAAGAGTAATAGTGGGTTTTACGACTAGATGACGCTCTTCCATGTATTGGCAAGTAGGGGCGGTTGGTACGACTTTGTAGTCCCCTATATCTTCTATGCCCAAGTAACCAATCCTGACTCTATGGTCGAGGTAATGGTTGATGATCTCGAAGTATTAGAGAAAGAATATAGTAGAGAGTTAGATTTTCTCAGTAGGAATTTCAAAGATAAGTATTTAATCCGATCTATCGAGAAACCTATAGACGATAATCATTTTAGGTTAATAAGGAATGCGCTTAGGTTTTTAGAGGAACCTAAGATAAAGCGTGAGTATACATATATCGGAGATATTGATGTAATGGTAACGGAAGAGGTGTCTAGTTACCATCTCGCTGAAATGGACAGGACAGGACTCCCATTTTCAAATCAGGTCAAAACAGACAATGGTTATGATATGTTAACGGGACTTCATTTTTATAAGACAGATGCATATATCGACATCTATCCTGAGTTGGATAGGTACTATTCTTTACTGCCTAGGTTTCGGTGCGACCAACAATTGTTGTTTCATATGATGGCAGATAAGTTTTCTATCGACAAGAAGTTGATAACAAAGAAAAGACCTATACATGGCATCCATATGAGTCAATCCAGACCCAATGCCCTAGCAAAAGATTTTGGGTGGAATATAAATAAGAGCACAGTAGAAGGATATGATACTATAAAGAGGCACCCCTTGTGGGGAGAGTTCCGTAGTGTGGTATCTGACAATTATAAAAAAAGATTGGAGCAACTAGAAGGGTTTATTAATGAGTTTCAAGATAATCACTGATTTATCTGAATTCTGGAAACTAGACACGGGTACGCTACGTGGTGTTCCAGTTATCATGTGTGTTTGGAAAAGGCAAGACAATCTAAGTAAGACAATTGAGTTGCTGAATAAACAAAAGAATAAGGATTTTGATCTCTTCCTCTGGAATAACAACGGAGACATAAAGAATATTTTGGATGGTATGCTTAATAATGTGTCTGCAAACTTTAATATATACCTGTATAACCATGAAGAGAATATAGGTGGGTATGGTAGATTTTATCTGTCTAGAGCGTTAAATAAGTTGAAACACTATAAGTATTCAATATTTATTGATGATGACGAGACTTTTAATGAGACCATGGTCGATGATTTTCTTTCAGAGGCAGAACCAAAAAAGATGACTAGCATCTGGGGACACGCCTTGTGTAAGGGTCAGAACTATCAGGTCAGGAGAAAGGTAGGGTTCGACCAGGACTGCCAGTATTGTGGTACTGGTGGTATGGTAATAGATATCTCCATCTTTGGAGAACAAAGGGTATTCGATTGTCCTAAAAAATATTGGTTCATCGAGGACTTATGGTTAAGTTATGTAGGACATACGTCGGGGTGGAAATTGAAGGGTAGTAAGGCGAAGGTTGTCCCTACACACAACGACGGTAAAGACATGACGGTCTGGCATAGTGGGATTGCATCACTAAAGATAGAGATGTTGAAATATTTAAGAAAAGAAGGGTGGGAAGTATGATTGATTTGATTGATTTGAGTGATTTAACATTAGTTATACCGTTTAAGTATGATACGGAAGATAGAATTAACAACCTAAGATTTGTACTTAAGTATTACAAAAAAAACTTTATTGATACCAAATTCGTAATAATTGAGTCTGGTGTAGAGCAGAGGGGAAAGGAGTTCGAGGGTCAGCACAATGTGCATTATGAATTTAGGGAAGAGCCTGGACTAATGCATCGCACTAAAATGTTAAATGATGGCGCTAAGATAGCAAAAACGAGATTCATTGGCGCATATGATACAGATGTATTCTTCAAAAGAGACGACACTAAAAGAACGATGGATGCATTGCGTAGTGGTAAAAATTATGTATTACCATTCAATGGAATATTCTTAGATGTCGCAAGAACAGCAAAAACTCAAGTAGTGGAAAGTCTTGATGCGGAGTTTCTGCCAATGGTCCCTCATCTAGTTCAGAGGGGAAATACTATTCATGGTGACCTGATACGGTGTATTGTAAATAACAGTGTTGGTGGAGCATTATTCTATAATAGAGAAAGGTTCCTGCAATTGGGCGGTTATAATGAAAAATTCATATCATGGGGACATGAAGACAATGAGATATGTCACAGGTTTAGTGCTATGGGCGACCCTTTATTCAAAATAGAGAATAGTAATTGTTACCATCTGAATCATCGCAGGGGAAAGGATAGTCAGATGCAACATGCGCATACTGCAAATAACCTACACGAGTTGAATAAAGTAAGATCTCTAGACAGAGCATCTCTAGAGAAATATATACAAAGTGAATTGATTAAATGATAACTTGTAGAATTATAGGAGGTCTTGGAAATATTTTATTTCAGATTTCTGCAACAGAATCGTTATCTATAAAAAATAATGATCAGTGTTATTTTGATTTAGAGTTACATTCTAGTTCCCCTCGACCACAAGCTCCGGCTAGTGATTATAACGATAATATTTTAAGACATATAAAAAAAGAAAAATTCAAAGATACGGGGATTTGGTATAAGTATGATCCTTTAGTGTTTCAGACAATACCATATAGACCTAATTTAATACTTCACGGATATTATCAGTCGGAGAAATATTTTAAAGAGTATCGAGAACATATTTTAAACTTATTTACGCCTAGAGAAGAGGATCTGAAGCACATAGTTTATAAAGTATCTGATATACGAGAACGAAACTCTATACATGTAAGAAGAGGTGACTATATAAAACTTACACATATACATAAACTATGTAATATGGAGTATTATAAAAAAGGAATTGATATATTAGGAAAACATCAAAAATATGTAGTTTTTAGCGATGATATTAATTGGTGTAGAGAAAATTTTTCAGATATAGATGTGGTTTTTTTTAATGATAAAGATTATCTAGAGATGTATGCTATGTCTTTATGTAAAAATCATATAATAGCAAACTCTAGTTTTAGTTGGTGGGGAGCATGGCTAAATACAAAGGTCGATAAGACGGTTATTTGTCCTAAAGAGTGGTTTGGGGCTGGATATAGAGGTGGGTACGATGATATTTATTGTGAAGGTTGGGTCAAAGTATGAAAGGGATAATTAATCAAATACAAACCCGCAAAGTAGATTATCACAAAATTTTTAGCGACAATAATATAGAAATAAATAATAATCCATGTGATTTGGTTATCTGTATAGGGACAAAGGGAAGGCATAAGTACTTAAAGAAGACTATAGAAACTATAAACAAGGCTAGAGAGAATACCTCTTTAAATATAGAAATAGTGGTAGTAGAAAGTGATAAGGAACCTTCGATAGAGATCGAGGAAGATAAGATATTTATCGATCTAAAGACAACAAGCACTGAAGGGATGTATTCCAGAGCACTAATCGCTAATATTGGTTTTCTATATAGGGCGACTAATGCAAAATGGTTTATGTACCATGATTCAGATTTAATTATGGATGAGTTTTTTTTCTCACATATTGATAGATGTTTAAAAAACAATCCGATGTGGTTACAGCCTTATTTTGGAAGACGGGTAATAAATTTATCTAAAGAAACGACGGATAGATTGTTTTCTGGTGAAAATGTAAATTTTACTGACAGAACCTTTTGGGCGAATACGCAAAATAAGGCCGGAGCACCGGGAGGATCTATTATTGTTAGAAATGATATTTTCAAAAATGTTGGTGGCTTCGACCCTGAAATTTTTTATGGATATGCCCCCGAAGACTCTATGTTTTGGGTAAAATTAGAATGTTGTGTAAAGTCGATAGGGGCCATTAGAGAATGTCATCAAGGGGGGGCAATGTATGCAGACTCTGAAGATATGAACCTCTACCATTTATTCCATACTAATGAAAAGAGCAATAACCCTCATCATCAGAAAATGCATGATTTGTTAGTAGAGTTTTGGTCGTGTGACTACAAACAAAAGTTGTATATTATAGAAATGAAAAGCAAAATTCTGGAAAAGTATTATGTTGACAATTAATTTATTTGACCAAGCGGTGGCTCATTTAAGAACTCCTGATGGGAGATATTCTGCTATACACGGACAGGTTCCGGATACAGTTAAATATGTTCACGATAGAATGAATTGGGATGGTATAACCGTATTCACCGAGAGGATGGTTATTAGTGGTATACATAAAAAGGTAAAAAGTAAATATAAGGTTGGGTGGTTAATAGAGTGCGGTTTGATAAATGGTATTACAACAGAACATATAAGATCAGTAATAAATGATTTCGACGTTATACTTACTCACGATGAAAACATATTACGGTCTTTTCCTGAGAAGGCAAAGTTGATACCGTTGGCGGGTTCGTGGATTAGACCAGAAAACATGAAGATGCATCCTAAAACTAAGGATGTATCATTTATTATGTCTAATAAAAATAGGACGGATGGTCATAAACTTAGACATAGTGTATTATCTAGGTTGCGAACAGAGAAGATACCCGTGGATGTGTACGGGAGAGGAATCAACCCAATATCAAGTAAAGAAGATGGGCTGAAGGATTACAAATATTCTATTGTGATAGAGAATACCTCTAGAAAAAATTACTTTACTGAAAAAATTGTAGATTGCTTCAATGTAGGAACTATCCCTATTTATTGGGGTTGCCCTAACATCGGGGACTTTTTTTCCGAAGACGGTATAATTAAATTTAAGGACACCGATGAATTGTTGGGGATACTAAAGGGCGGAAGGTATGGTATTGTGAACGATAAGAACCTAGGGGTAGCAAAAAAATATTCGGTGATAGAAGACTACATATTTGATATTGTGTATAAGGAGTTTGTGTAATGTTTGATATTGCTCGATATAAAAGAGAGGCGATTGTCTGGGGTAAGTCCGGCAAAGAAAAATTGCGATATGAATATAATATCAAGAATTCTAAAGGAATAATTTTTGATGTGGGAGGGTTCAATGGGGATTGGACCTCTAAAATGAGTTCTCTTTATAAAGGAACTTATCATATCTTTGAGATTTTTCCTGAGTATGTAGATAAATTAAGAAAAAGATTTTCTTCATCAGATATAATAATTAATGATTGTGCGTTAGGTGCATATAATGGACAAGAAGATGTTTCTATTAACGAAGACAGTACCGACGATATTTCTATGTACAATAAAGACACTAATAGTACGATTACCGTCAATAGAGTTAAATTTGAAGATTATTTAATTAAGCATGATATAAATTTTATCGATGTGTTGAAGGTAAACATTGAAGGCGGTGAATATGAGTTTATGGAAGGCATAGAGGATTATTCAAATATTGACAATATACAAGTTCAGTTTCACTATCAATTCAATATAGAAAACTTCCATGAAAGAAGACAACAAATAAGGAATAGATTAGAAAAGACGCATCGGTTGGTGTTTGATTATTATTATGTTTGGGAACATTGGGTATTAAAATGAATCACTTTACCATTGGTATAGATGTGTGTAACCAGAAGGACTGGATCGCTAAAAGTTTAGATAGCGCCATTAGACAGGATTACGACAATTTCGATATTGTGGTAGTAGATGCCAAGTCGGGCGATGGGACGTGGGATATAATTCAGAAGTATCGCCATATAGATCCTAAACTAAAAATACGAAGAAACGATATACGTGTTCCACAAATTGCAAACATATGTAATCTTGTAGACATGTGTGATAATCCAGATACTATCTTTGTATCTTTAGATGGAGATGATTGGTTTCCTAATACAGATGTTTTAAAACTACTAAATAGGTACTACACAGATGAGGTGTGGATGACATACGGTACATATGAAGAGTACCCATATAGATCGGTTTCGCATATCTATGAGAAGTACCCAGATAGCGTCATACGCAGTAACGGTTTCAGAGAACATAGGTGGTTAGGTTCTCATCTAAGAACATTTAGGAAAAAACTATTTAACCGTATAGATAGGCATGACTTTAAAAGAAATGACGGCGAATGGTTAGACACATGTGGGGATATGGCATTTCAATTCCCTATGCTAGAGATGTCTGGTGAGCGAAGTAGGTATATAGAAGAAATCACTCTGATATATAACGTTGCTAATGTTACTAGAGACGGTACTGTCAATGAAAAACGACAGCGTGAGTTAGAAAAATTCGTCCGAAATAAAAGAAAATATATAAGATTGGATAAACTTTAAAAATGATTGTTGGAAACGGATTATTAGCAAGTAAGTGCGACATACAGGCCGAGGATGTTATCGTGTTTGCGTCCGGCGTATCTAATTCCAATGAGACAAGGGAGAGAGAATATAACCGAGAAGTAGACTTATTGTTAAAACAGGACCGAGACAAAAAATTAGTCTACTTTAGTACATGCTCCATATATGATAGTCACTACCGAGGAGAGGACTATATCGGACATAAATTGAACATGGAAACCATTATTGAAAAGGAATTTCCTTTTCATTGTATTGTCAGACTGCCTAACGTTGTAAGTAACAGTAGTAATCCAAATACCTTATTTAACTACTTAAGGTCTAGTACCCAGAGTGGGAAACGGGTCAAGATATTTAAAAATAGTTTTAGGTACTTGGTTGATGTTGATGATGTTAAGGGATATGTAATGAGATGTCTAGAGAAGTCAGGTGCCTATAATTTGATATTAGATCGTCCAATCGAAGTGAAAGAATTAGCAATATTGATGGGGGAATGTCTCTGTGAGGACTATGAATTGGATATTGTCCCCAGCGAAGACACTCTTTATGAAGTAGATGGTGATTTTGAGACGATCAAAGGGTATAACCAGATGGTAGTAGAAAAATATTGTAGGAGTTCAAATGGATAATTTTATTTTCACGGAGGTGTTTAACTGTGGAAAAATTGGCAAGATCGCCGTGGATTCTTTCCTCAAATATCATAATGGTTTAACAGTCAATGTCATTGGGACAAAAAAGGACCTAGAGCATATAGTTGACGACCCACGGGTTAAGAAGATCGTATACGGCGAAGCCGATCCTATAACACTAGGATTCGGTCACGGGCACCGTGGAACCGCTATGCTTTGGGCCAAATTGATCCAGACGGTAGACGAAAAGTTTATTTCTCATTTCGATAGCGATGTGATATTTAGGGGGAACATCTTTGATCAGATCATAGAAGAGACGAAGGAACATGGCCTAGTTGGTCCGACAAGGTGCTATAAGAAAAACCCGAATAATAGGAATGATGTAAGACATCTAGATGACATTTGTCAGACCTACTGTTTTTCGTTTAATAAAGAGTTAGTTACGAAAAGACCATACAATATCTTAGCTGAAATGTGCCAAGGAACAACTAATCCCCTCGGACACCCAGTGATTGATTTCTTTGATCCGGTGTCTTTTGATATTATAAAGAACGGAGGAAGAGTTTTTTTATTGGATCATGATGATGTTGGGGGATGTAATATTGAGGGTTCTAGGAATAATGAGTTTAAAGACTTAAATAATATGGAAACTCCCTTTAAAATTGACTTTGGAAGAAAAGTAGTGCATTTTTCTGCGGTGGGTTCTGGTATGAATATTTTTAATAACCGAAATGTTAATATACCAGATGGATATAAGAAATATGCGTTAGACAGATATGCGCTTTACTGTAAAATATTCTATAATGAGGATATAGGCATAGATGTAGATCAGTATAAAAAACTATTATCTGTTAAAGAGTGGTTCTGAATTATGAAAAAGATTTTCATCTATCCCTCTTTAAATGACGAGTTTAATAGCGTTATAATATCGTCTTTAATGGCGTATCAATGTAAGAAGAAATACAGAGATTTTAAAACAGTCGCTTATTGTTTTAATAAAAGCCATGAGATTATCTATCAGTTATGTGATGAAGTTATTGTGGGTGATTTAGAGTACGCTCCTGAAATTTTAGATAAGGGCGGTGTTGTGCAGGATGAGTTTAACAATTCTAGAGAATTACAAATAAATGAATTCGCTAAAGGTTTCGACGAGGTGTATGAATATAAAAAGGAAATATCAGTTCATCCTTACGAATTTATCTTTAAGACGACATGTGAGATAATTAGGGAAACTGATTTATATCTTAAGAGTTCGTATCAGGTAAACGACCACTATGACTATGTATTTCTCAATAGAAATTACAAGCAAGAAAAGAATATGGGAAGAAATGCTGATTTTAGTGATACGATAAAATCACTAAACGATAGAGGAATTAGAACCTTATCTTTTGTAAACTATAAGTCTTCCTACAAACATGAATTGAATACTGAGAAACTATACGGATGCTACAATGAACAATTAGCATATATGGAACGAGCAAAGTTTGTTTTTTCGCCATCAAACGCTGGTGGTATCTCTACGCATATTCTTTCGAAATCTAATCTATATTGTTTAAGAGGAATAGATGAGTTTGCGGATGGTGCAAGAAAAGAATATATGTATAAAGGAAAAAATTTAAAGGATACTAGAGAAGAGTGTTGGGGAGATGTACGCACCGTATTTAGTAAGGATATAAATATAGAAACTATTTTATAGCAGAGAATGAAATGAAAACATTGTATGTAGTAGCGAACGGACCTTCAGTAAATAAAGTAGATATTACTTCTCTTAGAAGTAAAGATACGCTTTCGTTCAATAGAGCGTTTGTTGCTTATGAGGAATGGGGGTTTGTTCCTACATATTACGCATGTATAGATCGTGCTATGTTTGATTCTGTTAAAAGTGATATTGTAAAATATCTTCCCAAGTTCAAGAGAGCGTTTATAGGTAATCAGCCTGTAGGATTCTTTGATAGTTTAGGTCTTGATAATATTTCTTACGTTTCTATTACTGGTGAGCATGGGGACTGGTGTAAATGCACGAGTACTGAAGATGATTCTTTGTTTTGCTTCGACGAAAAATTAAATGTTAACAAAAAACATATACACACAAAATTACATTTAGAAAATGCCGGGTGTTTCCATTTTCCATTGTTCTATGCGATGGGGTACAGGAGATTTGTTCTGATAGGATGCGATGCCAACTATGCAGCATGGGATCATTTATTCGACAAACATAATAACGCAAACTGGGTATATAAAGATGACATGCCTTCGCCGAATCACTTCCACAAAGATTACTATGTAAAGGGACAAAAAACGGGTCAAGCAATAGATGAAAATGTCAAGAATATATGGGGATATGTACTTAAGCAACTAAATAAACAGGATGATATAGAAGTTATATCTTCCTCGCCCGGTGGTTACATAAACAACTTTATAGAGTATAAAGATTTAGAGGTCATCGTGGGAGAGGATGATGAGTAATGGTAAAGTTTCATCCATAATTGCGGTAAGAGCGGGAAGCAAAAGGGTTCCCAATAAGAATTTTAAAAAATTCAATGAAAAATCTCTATTGGAGTATAAGATTGAAACGCTAAAAGCAGCAAAAAACATTGATGAGATAATCATTAATAGTGACAGCGATGAAGCAGAAAGAATAGCATTAGAGAATAATGTGATATTTCAAAAAAGGGACGAAGAGTATGCAAGCGATACTATTTCTGGGAGTGATTTTTTTAAATATCTGTCAACATGTACAACGTGCGAGTATATTGTGTATTCTCCAGTAACGTCGCCCATGATTACTAGTACCAAGATCGATGAGTTGATAGAAGAATTTCTAAGCATTGAGGGTTACGACTCTGTGAATACATGTAGTTTAATAAAAGAGTTCATGTGGATTGATGAGAAACCCTTAAACTACTCAGCAGAAAATGCTCCTAATTCGCAAGATCTTCCAGATATACTAGCATTGAATTTCGCCTTTAATATGATAAGGTCAACATCGTTATTCGATAACAAAAATATTGTTGGTAAAAAACCTTTATTAAAGGTCATCGATGAGATGTCAGCAGTAGATATCGATACACCATTGGACTTTAAATTTGCAGAATTTTTGCATAAGGAATATAAGATATAGAGAGGATATATAAAATGAAAAAAGCATTAATATCAGGAATTACAGGTCAAGACGGTAGTTATCTTGCGGAGTTACTACTCGAAAAGGGTTATGATGTCCACGGGATTATCCGGAGGTCGAGCACAATTAATACTGGTCGTCTTGATCATATTTTCAAAGATATAACACTTCATTACGGGGACGTGACTGATACCTCCAATATCAACGATCTCGTGAGAAAGATAATGCCAGATGAGGTATACAATCTCGCCGCACAGTCACATGTTAAGGTATCATTTGATGTCCCAGAATATACTGCTCAGGTAGATGCGGTAGGTACCCTCCGTTTTCTAGAAGCGATCCGAAATATTAAACCAGACTGTAGATTTTATCAAGCATCCACTTCTGAACTATACGGGAAGGTACAGGAGATCCCCCAGTCTGAAACTACTCCTTTTTATCCGAGATCCCCCTATGGGGTGGCGAAGATATATGGATTTTGGATTGTTAAAAATTATAGAGAATCTTACGAGATGCATGCTAGTAACGGGATCCTTTTTAATCACGAGTCCCCACGCAGAGGAGAGACATTCGTTACACGTAAAATTACAATGGCAGTTGCAAATATTCATGCTGGGAAACAGGATGTATTAGAACTAGGAAATTTAGATTCAAAGAGGGACTGGGGGCATGCCAAAGAATATGTTGAAGCGCAATGGAGGATCCTACAAAAAGATACCCCTGATGATTATGTGATCGCCACGGGAAGAACCGAGAAGGTCAGGACATTTGTTGAGATGGCATTTTCCCGAATTGGTGCAAATATAGTTTGGGAAGGAGAAGGTGTCGATGAAGTGGGCAAGGTCGATGGAAAAATAGTTGTTAAGGTGAATCCTAAGTACTATCGTCCTGCTGAGGTAGATCTACTAGTAGGAGACCCTACAAAGGCAAAAGAGGTTCTAGGGTGGGAAGCGAAGATCACCCTAGAGGAGTTAGTAACCGATATGATGGAACATGATTTAGCGAGGATTTAGTATGTGGAATTTAATGGACAACAACATCCCCCAGCAGGATCTAGACGAACTTGCTGAGTTCATCAGGGGAAATCCAAAGTTGACAAACGGTTCGCAAGTGCGTGAGTTTGAAGAACGGTGGTCTGATTGGGCAGAGGTAAAATATAGCGTATACGTCAATTCTGGAGGGAATGCTAACTTGATCACTCTCCTCTCTATCAGGGAGATGTTGATTGAGAAGGGGTGTAGTCCTGCCAATCTCGGAGAGGTGATAGTGTCGTCAGTGAATTGGGTGACTGACATCTCTTCTGTAATTCTCTGCGGGTTTACGCCAGTATTTGTTGATGTGAGTCTAGACAATGTGTCCATGGACCCACAAAAAATACTGGATGCTTTAACCATAAGAACAAGGGCGGTATTATTGACGCACCTGATGGGGTTTAACGCCCTTACAGACGAGTTGATTAAACTATGCAAAGAAAGGGACATCTTGCTTATTGAGGATTGCTGTGAGTCACATGGCGCTACCCATAACGGCGGTAAGATTGGTTCATTCGGGGATGTTTGCAATTACTCTTTTTATTATGGTCATCATATTACTACAGTAGAGGGTGGGATGGTGTGTACTAATGATGATGAGATGTATCAAGTTCTCCGTATGATGAGATCTCATGGATTAGTTAGGGAGTGTACAGATAAGAAAATGCAGGAAAAATATTTTGAGGTTAATCCTGAACCAGCACCCGAATTTGTATTTGCTTATCCAGGATTTAACTTCCGTGGCACCGAGATTGGCGGATTCTTAGGTAAAAAACAGATAAGTTATATTGACAATAATATTGAGGTTCGTAGGAATAATTTCGAGTTGTTTTTGGAACTGCTAGATAGTAATAAATTCTTTACAGATTTTAATTTAGAAGGTAATTCTAATTTTGGGTTGATTATTATTTTACGGGAGAAGGATGCAGACCTAGTTGGGAGGATATGTGAAACCCTAGAAGAGAATAAGGTTGGTTACCGAAGAGGGATTGCTGGAGGCGGCAATCAATTAAGACAACCTTACCTCCAAGGAAAGGGGTATGGGAACCCAGAGGATTTTGAAAATGCTGATCACATACATTACTACGGTTTGTATATCGGCAACCATCAGTATATTACCAGAGATGATATTAAGACGATAACGGGAATATTAAATAATGCCTAGGATACTAATAACTGGTGCAAATGGGTTGGTAGGTAGATCTCTTGTGAAGAGACTAAGGGATGGCAATGAACTGCTGACGCCCTCTAGTGGCGAGTTGAATCTTCTCTCCAGTGCTGACGTATCTGATTATTTCCAGACGAATTCCCCAGACATTGTGTTTCACTGTGCGGCACGTGTAGGGGGCATACTGGCAAACAAGGAAGATCCAGTAGGGTTCTTTACTGACAACATGCAGATGGGGTTAAATGTCATTAAGTCGGCGCATGCATGCAAGGTCAATAAATTAATTAACATAGGCAGTACCTGTATCTATCCAAAGGATTGTCCTCAACCAATGAAAGAAGAGCATCTTCTTTCTGGCGAGTTGGAACCTACAAACGAAGGATACTCTCTGGCAAAGATATCCACGCTCAGGTTATGCGAGTATTACAATAGTCAGTATGGATGTGACTTTATCTCTGTAATGCCTACTAACTTATTCGGGGAGAATGACAATTTTAATCCTAAAAAATGCCATGCTGTGCCTGCTATTATTAGGAAGGTAAAGGAGGCGAAGGATAGTGGTATTGAAGAAATAGAGGTATGGGGAGATGGAAGTCCGGTTAGGGAGTTCATGTACGTAGATGATTTGGCGGATGCTTTGATTTTCTTATCGGACAGTTATGATGGTTCTAAAGGATTTGTTAATGTCGGCACTGGTGAGGGAAAATCGATTACAGAATTATACCAGACTATTATGGATATAATGGGATACGAAGGTAAGTTGGTGTATGACCCTAGTAAACCAAATGGTACCGCCAAGAAGGTTTCTGATGTTTCTAAATTACGGGAACTAGGGTGGGAAAGTAAAATCACATTAGAAGATGGGGTTAGAAGAACTATATCCGCATTAGAAGAAAGTGGTTGGGATTGGTTGGAGAAATGAAAGATAAGGAAAAAATAGACGTAACGAATGAATCCCTCCTAGAGAAGGTATTCAACCACGTCGAGGAGGAGGCGGATCATTTTCAGTCCTCATATGTTGATTCTTCCGAGGAGCAGGAAGAGATTGCTAAGTATCAAAAGATTATAAATGATGCGAGACTAGAGAATCAACCTAAGAAGGTTCTAAAGTGGAAACCAAAGGGGGTGATCGCAATGCTCCTTGTTGTATTCACTGCCCAGTTTTTATTTTTATATGGTAGTATCGGTTATTTGCTATGGTTATTCCATTATTCAGATTTAACTGTTCCTCATCTTATAAATACATTTGTACTAACAGTGATGTTAATTATTTTCAAACAATGGTGGCATGTTAAAACCGAAGACAGATAAGAATACCCTTAGGTTTAAATTAACCAATACGGTTGATAGCGTTAAGGAGAAGATCGCAAAGGAGATGTTGCGATTGGTAGAACTTGAATGGACCCAAGTCCCAAAGGGAAAATCTAGGACATTCGAGGCAAAGTTAGACAATATTAAGTTTGTAGTTAGCGAGAACAAGGTTGAGTTCTTTAGGGAGAACTCTCCCACAAATGAGGGATTAATGACAGAATCCCAAGCAGTTGAGCAAGTTGGAGGTGACGGGAAGAAATTTAAATCATTATTACACGGTGAGTTATGCGACCGATTTGATAGAAATGATGAGATGGTTTTTTATACGGATGTATTGAAAACTCTAATCGATCATTCTGGCGAAGAAGACGCATCTCCAGGGGAGATCGACGATGCAAGTCCAATTTATATCCGAGAGAATCAGGAATAACTTAGAAGATTTAAAAGTGATGTATGTGGACGAAGACGGTCCCATATCGGAATGGTCTGACAACTTAAAGATGACATTCTTCCTCAACTGTGACGTAGAGTTAAAAGAACTCTGTAAATATTTCAAGATAACCCCAAGCGAAACATGCGACGAACTTGGTCTCTCCTACGGTATCATGATCTTGCAAACAAGCATAACTCAGGAATATTTAGAGGATAGGGGGGTAGATGAGATCCGCTATCTATGCTTAGGTGATCGTGAGATCCTAAATCATAAAATAAATGACGCTATCTATAACTACCTTATAGAAGGTATGGAGTCTTAATGTATATAAAGGAACAGACAAAGATTACAAAAGAGGGTAAGATCGTTGTACACCCAACCCCTTCCCCTTTAGTTATCCGTGATTTCATTGAGCAGATGGAAGATCGTGGATTTGAGTTGTTTGTTTACTGCATAAAAGACTTGGAGTCCTCTATGAACGATGATGATGCGCTGGACGCCGATCTTTACGGCACAATTGACTTCTCTAACGGGTACACAGAGGACGATATGATATCTTCCTTAGAAGGTTACCTTATGGATTTCCCTCCCTCAGAAAGGGTGAATTTCGCCCTTAGATTGATGAATACCATTTTGTCTGATGCAGCCGTCCCAGAGCAGTATGAAGACGAAGATGAAGATTACGACTTGTAAAAGTTATTTGTAGGGTAAACTGGTTTCTCTTACTAGGAGAAATCATGTTAAAAGTTAAAAGACTGTCCGACTACGCCACCATCCCCACAAAGGCACACGAATCCGACGCTGGGTTTGATCTGTATGCGTCCGAGGAGACCGTTATCCAAGTGAATGGGGTCACGGTTGTACATACTGGCATCGCTATTGAGATGCCTCAAGGGATCTGGATTAAGATTTTTTCTAAGTCTGGGTTAGCGGTTAAACAAGACCTTGGGGTAGAAGCAGGTGTAATAGATAATGCCTACCGTGGAGAATATCTCGTAGCGATGGTTAATTATGGGACAGAACCTTATACCTTCCAAAAGGGGGATAAGATCGCTCAAATGGTTGTTATGCCTCACCTCTTACCCAAACTGCCAGAAGGGGTTGAAGAGATTACCGAGGTAGAAGATTTTAGCATCGACACCGACCGTGGTGAAGATGGGTTTGGTTCATCAGGGAAATAAATATATGCCTAAAAAGAAGCAGTTTAATCCTAGCGGTTTTCAAATGACCGAGGAGCAGGAAAAGATCGTTGAGCACGATTATAAGAAAGGGGAGTCTGTTGCTGTGAAAGCATTCGCAGGGACAGGTAAGACAACTACCCTCCAACTACTATCTAATGCCTTGGGCGTAACTAACCCGAAGTGGAAGGTATTATACTTAGCATTCAACAAGTCAATCCAAGAGGAAGCACAGAAGAAATTCGGTAAGAATGTCATCTGTCGAACGACTCACTCTATGGCATATGGTGAACAGGGAAAGTTCTATCGGCATAAACTGAAACCTAAGGTGAGGTTGATGAGTATCGTTAAGGAACTATCCCTTAATGGTAGGGACAAGTGGGACATCGCTAGGAATTCATGGTACACTGTCTGTAATTTTATCGCTTCAGGTAATAAGAAGATCGATATCAACATGGTGCCTTCCGATGCATTCCAAGCACTCCGTCCTAAGATCCTGAAGTATGCCTCTACCATTTGGAGGAGGATGAAAGATAAGGATGACAGGGCGATGCCAATGACCCATGATGGGTACTTGAAGTTGTACCAGTTGTCCAACCCTGACATCTCTAAGGAATACGATATGATCATGATCGATGAGGCACAGGACTCAAACCCTGCTGTTGTCGAGTTGGTCAATGGGCAGAGATGTTCTAAGGTTTGGATCGGGGACGATCACCAGTCTATTTACCAGTTTAGGGGTAGTAGCAATGCCTTTAAATCCATCACAATCGATCATGAGTATTATCTCTCCCAAAGTTTTCGTTTCGGGGAGAATGTTGCTTACGTTGCCAATGCTCTCCTGCGTAGGGAGAAGGATGAGAAGATCCCTCTAGTGGGGTCAGGTGGCGAAGATGAACTCGTCAAGGACATCCATGACTTTAATAAATACACCATTATCCATAGGACAAATTCTGCCCTATTTAAGAATGCTGTAGAGTTACTCCAGAGCGATAAGAAATTCGGGATCGTAGGTGGGGTAGAGAATAGTGGCATTGATTTGATCATGGATGCGTACAACGTGTTCTGCAACAACAAGTCTGAGATTAAAGATCCGTTCATGAAAACATTCTATGACTTAGACGGGATGATGGCATATGCTAAACAGGCAGAAGATATTGAGATCATGAGACTGGCACTGGAGGTCAACAAGTATAAGTCGGACATCCCGTACCTTATCTCAGAGATCAAGAAGGCATCTGTTCACGTTTCAAAGGCAGATGTTGTCCTCACTACGGCACATAAGAGTAAGGGTCTTGAGTTCGATACGGTAATGATGGAAAATGACTTCTTTGATTACACCAAGGAAGGTGAACCAGATTATTTTCCACCTAAAGAAGAGGAGATTAATCTTCTTTATGTAGCACTGACCCGTGCCCAAAAGAGTTTGATCCTAAATGAAAGTCTCCAATACGTTCTAGATGACTATGATGAAAATTTTACAGAAGAATCGAAAGGCGCTTTTTAATTACGAGGTCATAGACCAGTTCGAGGCGGGGATAAGTCTTCTAGGGGGAGAGGTCAAATCTGTGTTAGCAGGTGAGGTCTCTCTCGCTGAAGGTTGGATCAGGGTCGAGGGGAACAACGTATGGTTGAAGCAAGTCCATATCGCAAGGTATGCAAACGTGGACCTCTCCCATTCTAAGATAAGTGAGTCCCGAGATCGCCGTCTTCTACTGAATAAGGATGAGATAAAAAAGATAGCGAAGCAGTCTAGGGAGAAGTCAATCTCAATTATACCTCTGGACATTCACTACAGTACCTCGAAGAAGATTAAGGTGAGCATTGCGGTATGTCGTGGTAAAAAGTTACACGATAAACGTGAGGATATTAAGCAGAAAGATTTAGTCAGGGACGCTAGTCGAGAGAGGAAGAGATCATGAAGAACATTGTATTTACGGGTGGTTCCGGAATGTTGGGAACTGCGATGAAAAGTCATTTCCAGGATTCGCACTTTCCGACCCGCAGGGAATTAGACCTCCAATCATATGGTAGCATCGAATACTATTTTGCTGGTATCCCTCAAGGCCACGTAAATACATTTGTCCACCTCGCCGCTGAGACCGACACCAAGGCATGCGAGACAACAGATCATGGTGCTATACGTGCGATAGAGAGCAATATTATGGCAACCGCACATATTACGACGTATTGCATCATCAACAACATTCGATTGGTTTATATGTCCTCTGACTACGTTTACGGTGAGGAGGATGGTTATAATAGAGAGGATCACGGCGTGAACCCATGTAATAAGTATGCATGGTCAAAATTAGGGGGCGAGGCAAGCGTGGCGTTATGTGATAATCACACAATCGTGCGTGGATCATTTGGGGAAGACATATTCCCTTACCCAAAAGCATATACTAATCGGTATACTAGCAAACTACCAGTGACTGAATTCGCAAAGAGGTTAGCGAAGGTAATAACTATCGGCAATGGTATCGAAACTATTAATATTGGGAGCAAACCACAGAGTGTCTATGAATACGCTAAGAAGAATCGTCCAAGTGTTGAACCAGATGTCTACGACGATATTGTTACGGGTGCTTATAAGATACCTAGGGACACAAGTTTAAATTGTGCCCATTACGACGAAATATTTGGGAGTGAAGATGAGTGACTTATATAGGGTGACCTTGAACAGGGAGAATTTAGATGCTCTTATGCAACATCTCTCTTCTTCTCATCAGGTAGATGTTAACATCGACGAGGATAATAACCTATCATTTAATATCCCAAGAAAATCTAAGATCGATATTAAAACCTTTGACATTGTTGCTGATATGTACACTGAGATCGAGAAGATGGAAAAGAGGAGAGACAAACTTAAAACTAATGGGAAGAGGAAGGAAGAATTAGAGAATTCTATCTCCGGTCTTCTGTTGGCGGTAGGGATTGTCTCAAAAATACTAGGAAAGGGTTGATAAAATTATTTGCCTGTTACAATAGGCATTGTACACTTTTATAGGAGTCTATATGACAGTTATGAAGAAGGCAGTTCGCAAGGTTGCCCCTACTACCAAGAAACTTTACCGTGAATTGGCAAAGGGCAAAGAGTTGACGCAATCGCAGATCGCAAAGATGCTGTGGACCGTTAACAACAAAGGTGAGGACAACACCACTTGCCCAGTGTCCTATTGGCATGGTTCCCTCATGGGTCACGTCAAGAATCGCAGGATCCAAAAGGTCAAACGTGCTGGTCGAGTCGTTTATCGACTCAACAAGTCTGGGATGAAATATGCCCAGAAGAAAGGCATCATCAAGACCTGATAGGTCAGTTATCTATATTTCAAGGGGAGGTCACTTCGGTGGTCTCCCTTTTTTATTGGACAAACTTAATCTCTGAGTACAATGGGGGAAAGGAGGTAGGCGATGAAAACGATACTAAACAAGGATGGGACTGCCGAGAGGGTCCTTGAGACGGTAGATGATCATATCGCTATCGAGAAGGAGCGTGGGGCGATGGATACCCCAGAACTCCGAAGGTTTATCCTTGAGTCTACAGATTGGGACAAGGAATACATCTTCCACGGGTGGGATGCTGAAAAGATAATGACTATAAGGTAAACGCTCCCATGTATAAATACATGCATGGGGTTTAAGACTTTTTATCTATATGAGATGGCAGGGAATCCTGCTACTACATTTGCCCCTGATATGGTCATCAGGAACCCTTTCACTGAACAGTTAGTGAATGTCCGTACCTCGGATTATGACGCCGCAGTTGAATATTCACCATTGTTAAAGTCACTGTTTGGTGAGGGTGGGATAAAGGAAAAGGGTCAGATGGGCGTCCCTCAAGGGAGTGTTTACCCTATATGGGACAGGGCAAGTAATCACTTGTTTGTGGTTTACGGCGGTCCAGATGAGACGAGTGAATCTGAATATGACAGGAGGAAAGATGACTTTCATCGCAGAGGGATCGTTAAACCATCATCCCCATCCGAAAAGAACGACCTTGTAAAGAGGGGTATCCCCATGTCTATCTTCGACAAGGGCAAGGTTGAGAAAAAGCATTTCTCTAAGAGGGCATCGACCCCTGTGGAGAAGGCAGTCGTGAGCGCACTTAAGAAGGCGATCAAAGATATGAGGGATGATCAAGGCACCCCATATGCTATAAAAAATGCCGAAGGGATTGACGACGCAATATCGTAGCAATTCTTTTTGATCAGTTATAATTACTTGCATGACAAGTAAATTATTCGACGACAAGGGAAGATTGAAGGTATCGGCATCACAGATACAGTCCTTTCAAAATTGCCCTAATTTTTGGTTCATTAATAAGGTACAGGGGCATCAGACAAAGATCACGCCTGCGCTTGCATATGGGTCAAAATTCCACTCATGTATTGAGAAGACCTATGAGTTATTGGATGAGGGCGTAGACCTAGGTGGGTTAAAGAAAAGTCTTCGGAAGTTAAACAAATACGGTGATGAACATATTGACATGGCAATCGCTGGATGGCAAAACAAGATCCTTATTAATCCCCCTAAGAAACTTATCGAGAAGTCGATCAAGGTCCCTATCGGTGACTACGGTATCATGCGGGGGTTCATTGACTTTTATAATGTGAACAAGAACAGGATAGAGGATCATAAGACTATTGGCGACTGGAAGTGGGCGGTTAAGCAGGAAGAGTTGAAGGACAACCTCCAGTTAATGATCTATTGTTACTGGGCGATGAGGAAGTTGCCAACTAAGAAGGAGATCGTTGTTCGTCACAATCAATTTTTTAAGAAGGACCCAGACCAGAGTCAGTTTATCGAGGATGTTGTTAGTAGGGATTATGTTTATGATTACTGGGCAGAGCATGTAGAGAAAACTGTATCCGTCATGGTTGAGTATGTAAAGGAACTACCAGACGATTATATGGAACTAGATATAGAGAAGAACCCGAAGCATTGCGGTGCATATGGCGGGTGTTGTTTTTTAAATGAAAAATGTGACGGGAAAGAAGACTGATGTATATTCAAATTGAAGGACCAGATGCGGTCGGCAAATCAACTATCACTGAGGCACTAGAAAAGAGACTAGGCAATGTGGATAGATACTTTGACCCTGGTATCAAGGAAGATCTGGAGGATTGGCAACAACTCCGCCAGTTTGTAAAAAATATCGACATGTCCCCAATGGCAGAGACAATGATGTTCTTTGCGCTACGACAAGAGTTGATGACATACGTTGAGAAGAGTCTTAACGACAACAAGACTGTAATACAGGATAGGGGACCATTATCCACATTGATTTACCAAGGGTTGCTCAAGGGTCAGGAACAATTAATTAAGGATGTGGAAAGTGTTTGTCATTTCCGAACCCCAGATATTATTTTTCTATTTATGACTGACTGGGATACGATCAATGAGAGGATATTGGCGAGGAACGATAACCATGACAAGTTCAAAAAGAACAGTGATTTCCGAAAGAAGGTCTATGATAAATACAGAGACATCGCTTATGGGGATTATGAGGTGCCATACGAATTATATGTTATTGACACTACTGGGAGCGTTGACTCTATTGTGGATGAATGTATCGAGGTATTAGAAGATGTTGATTGAAGAAT